CAGGAGTGTATAAAACGCGGAATAAAAATCGATGAAGATGTAGCCATAAAAATAATATCCGACCATAAAGATGTTTATTTAGATAAACCCAACAATCCCTGTTCACGCACTATATGCGCGCATTATGACGAAGATAAACGTGAATATATGTCAGACCCATCAAGACCCAAACCAGATCAACCTCGTGGTGCACTTGATGCAAAAGTAGGTTCATCAAAACTTTTTAAAAAAAATCGATTTTTGGCAATATGGGGGAGAGCATGTGGAGCACCCTTTAATGCTAAAGAATTTTGTGAGAAACATATTTTGTGGGCAAATCAGGAAAAATATTTAGAAAATCGACCCACGAGATCATGGGTCAATTGTAGTTGTATTTTGGCTGATAGGGATACTGAGGCAGCCAACGCATTGACAATATATAAGAAATCGGTCCATGAAACAGGAGATAGCGATATTTTTTCTTCAAATAGTGTCGCTGCATCAGCATTGTCGGTTTCTGTCGAATCATCAGTGCCATCATTAGCGCCAGCAGCAGCACTACCTACACCATCGCAACAGCAACAGCAACAGCAACAGCAACAGCAACAGCAACAGCAACAGCAACAGCAACAGCAACAGCAACAGCAACGGACTAACCTAAACCTATCCGATAGTTTTGATGACTTAGATGGCGGAAAATATACCAAAAAGGATATGAAGATCTTTATGAAGATGCTTAAAAGTAAAAACAAAAAAAGCACAAAGCAAGTCACCAAAAATAGAAATACAAAAAAGAATAGTCACTAATCGCACACTATACAAAGTCAATCAATACGTCGTCTGTATTTATAATAAACTGCAATAGTAAGCCTATTTCATCAAATAACATTATATTATTATCATTATATGTTGTTATTGGTTTCAAAATATTATTTCTCTCAAGCCCATTTATATATTTAAATGTTACACGCTCCAATGAGCTATTTTGTATATTGAAAAAATCATTTTCAACTATATATAAATGAAGCGAGTGTGTATTTCCTTGTTTGTTCAATATTTTTTTGAGAAAATTGACAAGCGTATATATGTTTCCGTTATTGCGATATGAAAATGAAAAATTAATTTCACTGAAGTTTTCGCTTTTTCGATTTCCATAAAACATAACTCTTTTTGTATTATTTTCGAATTTTTCAACATAAAAATAACACGTAAAATCGCAATTTATACTTGCGCTCGAATATTCGTGTATTGCAATAATATACCTGCTACTTTTGGTCATAGGTGTTAGCGTGGATGTATATACCGAATTTTCCGACATGGATGTTGTTCTTCACGTAGTGATTTATAAATAACGCAAAATAGTTTTAATAGATTTTTGGTATATATAATAATATAAATGATATAAATATAAAACTATATTATACATAACCACTACATACGCATTTTCATATAATGTCTGCTCCTACTCTTCCTCCACCACCGCCATCAACGCACGACAAATTCAAAGTATCTCCAAAAATTGGACCAAAAAAGGCTCCTACCTCTGCCTCTACCTCTACCACTACACCCTTAACAGAATGTGAATGTGACGAACTTCTCGAGATAATCCGCGGATTATACCAAAAATATGAAGATGACGAGTATCTGAAAACGAAACTGACTACGCATATAAAAACAACACTACCTACTCTATTACAGCAAAAATGCGACGAAAGAAATATGCGCGAAGAACGTCGCAAAACATTAGAAGAAACATCCGATGAATTTATACGAGAATTTATCGATAGTTCTGCGTATTATTATAACCCGAGCATCGACCTCTTTTTTGTTTATCAGCATAACACATACAAAATAATCAACGAGGATGAAATCGAACACGATATAAGAACCACGATTACGGACCAACAAAATTCCGAACTTTCAATTTGGAAATATAAAATTAAAAATAGTATTATCAAGAAAATAAAAGAACGCGACCTTCTTTCGTCTATTCCTGAATCGGAAACTATTCAAAGAGTTTTAAATGCGCTTACGCCGTTTATATTCAAAAACAAGGATAGTGCAAAATATTTTCTGACTATTATTGGCGACATCCTTCTTCGAAAAAATACTAATACCTATTTTATCCCGTCAAAAACGAAACATTTTATTAGCGACCTTAGCGAGGAAAGTTATGCACTTTTTGGAACACCTAATATGATGAATCATATCAAATTCAAATTTTACGAACACACCTATGAAGAGTGTCGTATTATCGACGTGGTTGAAAATATTATTTCGTTTCCTTTTTATACACACAATGAAGGTATTAAAATCGGTCTTTCGCATTCGATGTCGTCATCGTCCTCGCTTTCATCGCTTTCAAACATGGTGTCATCTAGTGGTGTTTCTACACCGAAAAGTCCGTCTACGCACGGGCATGGACACGGCGGCAGTTCAAATATCATCCAAAAACAAAGTATGCTTGACCTTTTTTGTGTTGCCGCACACTATTCGATGCGGTTTAATAGCGCTGATCTCTTTATTGAAAAACATTGCAAAGATCATGCAATTCGTCAACACGCTTTTTATTTGAAAAATATTACCGATGATGAAATAATGACAAAATTTATATCCACGACAATGGAACCATGTCAAAATGCCAGTGCGCGCATTACATGGAAAAATATGCTTTACCTATGGAAACTATTTGTAGAAGAAGAGAAAATACCGAACGTATTTTTTACAAACGTACTGAAGAAACATCTGATGAAACGTTTCGAGTGGATATGCGAACCATTGCAAACAAATGAACAAACGCTTACTGCACCCACCGACTCACAAGATACACAAGAAGTATTTTTAAATGTGACAAGTAAACATTTGCCACTTGTAGGCAAGTTCATGTCCTTCTGGAATGAAAATATTACATGCAATCATAGCGAAATTGAACTTGAGATCGATGAATTGTCGACACTATTTTTAAACTATGGAAATGTATACCACGGAAACCAGAAAAATGTTCAGACAATTACAGACCAAACTATTTTAGGATTTATTCGCCACTTTTTGCCGGATATTTGCATCGAAGAGGACAAATATTTGATGAATATTGGATGCAAACTATGGGACAAAAAACAAGAAATTTTAGCATGTATTGAAGAATTTAAAAAAATGCATATGGGGAACGGGAACGGGAACGGGAACGGGAATGAAAATTCCATCACAACTTTAAAAGGTAAACATAAGAATAAGGATGCATCTTCATCTTCATCCGCACAAACTACAAACACATCCATACCCATAAACACGACGCTACCTATTTCTTTCCCTGTTCATACGATATATGACTTTTATTGCAAATGGGGATATAAATGTAACAAAATGGTCGTAAGCAAACGATATTTTGAGAAATTCTTTATTGATAACTATAATGAATACTTAACAGAAAAAAATGGGACACTATGGTGGAATTATTTGTAGTGAATAGATACTTATAGGTATTTATAATATAATAATAGTATATATATTATTATATTATTGTTCTGTTATTATCATATTATAAATTAATTAAATGAGTCAAGGTAGTGAACCAGGTACACCATTATCACCGGGGGGACTGAGAGCGGCTACTGCTTTATTTTCAATCCAAACAACACCTGGACAATGGCCACAAGAAGTTGTAACAGCTGTAAGCTTACTTGACTTACGTGATATTCGTTCTGATTTACAACAAGATATAGATGATGCTAAGGCTGATGTTGAAACAAATATTGAAGAAAGAGACTTTATGGCATTGCCTCCATTAGGAGATGCAAATGATGATAGTGTGTCTAGTGTTGGTGCGGAATCACAATTTTCAGACTCTACTCCTCGAGCTGCAGGTGGACCTAACTTACGAACACAGCTAACAGAGTTAAGACAATTTATGGATGTTTTAAAAATAAAAATAACTGAGAATAGTGAACAATTTTTTTATGAATTGCAACAATATATGATAACAAAAGTTCCTGGTATACGAGTATATGGGAACCAGTCTATAGTAGCGACGTTGGGACAAAATATGTTAGTTCCAATGCTTTCATTTTATGGAATTGCAACAAAAGATGTAGTAGCACGCGGTATTAAACCTATAATAGATGATATAAAGAGTAAAATACAAGAACTTACTTGTAGTCAATTTACAACTCCGGCAGGATTTCCTGATTCAGAGGTAGACTGCACTATGCCTACTGCTGCAAATATGGTTTGGAATGTAAGGCTTAAATTGAATGGAAATATTTTTACACTTCTTACCTTTCGTATAGTAGCTATGGAACGTTTAGTATTTGAACAACAAATACCAGGAGTGACAAGCGAATGTTTCGAGCACTATTTATTGGATAAGTTCAAGCACGTGGACCCAAATGCAATGACTCGACTCTTACTGGAGCTTGGTGTGTCTGTTGTGTCTCAAGATGGTAGCAATATGCACCACTTTCCCCACAATATCCAGTATCTTGACGATACGCAGCACGGACGCATTCTGGCGCTACTCCAACCCGAGGAGGTGAGGGCGGTGTTCGCTAGCAGATTAAGGATAACACCTCAAAATTATTGTTTACATTTATTATTTGCTCTTTTATCAAAAGCTTGTGCAAAAGATTTTAATTGTTTATGTGCTATGCCGGATATCGATGTTACATTATTTAAAATGATAACAGGCGCTCCACTTAATGCCGGTGCACTTGAAAATTTAATAGTTATTATTAGAAGTTTTTTAGAACTACTTGCTGATCCACAACTTCAATCAAAACGAAGTTATATGATTACCGCTTTACATAATTTAGTAGCAAGTCTTGTTGATACAACACAAACAGGTGAGACATTGGCATATAAAAAACTATTTGATGGTGATGATTCTGGCTCCGGTCTTAATACATTTAATCCTATTATGAGTCAAATTAGTCAAGTTATTCAAATATTGAGGTCATCTGGATTTGGATTAGAACTTCAAGTTTCATTATGCGGTGGTAGAATGATATATAAATTGGGTGATGTTTTAAGAAGTTACATTACTCAACCTGTCGCAAGTAACCCTGCAGTTATTGCTGCTCTTGGTGGTGAAATAACAGCTATACCTTTACTAAATGAAATGGTGAAACTATTAAATTTACCATCCGACTCAGATTATACATTGACTTTTGCGGGATTGAGTCGTTTAGAACTTGAATTTGTTCAAACAATTTTAATGTTTATTACATTGTGTACTCAGCTTGGTATTAAAGGAATAGTTGATAATTTTTGCACGTCTCAGAATCCATATGCAGCATTTTTTTTAAGAGAGCTTGTAGTTATTGGTATGTCACTAGTGGGTGGCGACTTTCAACTTTCTTCCGCAAGAAATTCATGTGATGCATTATCATTTTTAGATGAAATAAATCTTAAACCTGGTGTAGATCCAGTGCTTACTCAGTTTCTCAAACAATTTCCACGCGACCTTAAACGTGTTCCAAAATCATCCCTTGCTCCATGCGACCTCGTTCCTAAAATGCCATCAGGTGACTATATAAAAAAAATAGCCGGTTATGTTTTTGGTAGTGGTTATGTTGATACATCTTTAGGAGGTGTTGTTACGACACAAATAGTCCCAAACAGAGATACAATAGCAGATAGAATAAGTAGATATTCCATGAGCACCGACCAAGGATTCTCTTCACCGATTAAAGTATTATTTGATATTTTATTTACACTATTTAGTATTGAAAATTTTACAAATCGTGCATTTGTTACCCAAAAAATTAATAAAGAATTAAAAAGAATTGCCATATGTGCAAGTATTTTATTTTTTCATTTTAATGAGTTACTTCAAATGCCATATCTAGAAGGGTCACGAGAAAGACAACGTATTAACGAGTTACTTCAAGCGCAGCAGTCATACCAAGAGAAGTCACTAGAAAGACAACAAATTGACAAAGAGTTACTTGAATTTCAACAACAACTTTTATATCCGGAAGGGTCACCACAAAGACGAGAAATAACTACTATGCTTGAAATATTGGGTCGTGTTATAAACTATGGTTATAACTCTGAATTTAAATTATTAAGCCCCGAAATAGATAATATTATGACCGCTTATGCTTCATGTTTTGTTCAGTTGTTACACTTGTATCACCTTGGTGTTGTATTTTATTCACGAGTTCCTGATGCTACATTACCAGCAATTGGTGCTAGAAATGTTTTAACATCATTAGAAGATAAATGTATGGATATGTTAAAGATTCATACTCCTCTTGCTCGGGATCTAGTCCCTAGACAAGCACAAGCTGAGTTTCAAGCTGAAGGACTTCCCCAAGATGTTTTGCAAGGTATTATAATGACTGGAGTCGGATTCTTAAATTCTATTCAAGAACGTGGTATTCTAGCCATGTTCCTTCAACTAAAACAACAAGTTAAGGCTGAAGACTTGGCTTATAAATCACGAGGCGAATTTTTAACATCTGTTCAAGCATGTGAAACGTTTTTAAAAGGATTTGTTCTTATGTTACAACCACCTTCTACTTTACTAACAGATTTACAACCACTCCTTGCAATTTTTTCTAACCCTGCATTTGCAGAAATTATGCATTTTCAACCGGTTGTTGTTATTAAGAGTGAAAATCTTACAGATAGAGCCAAAGCGAATCCAGCTACTGCTGAAGGATTAAAAGTTTCAGCAGAAAGTCAATTTTGTATCTATGCAATATTGTCTATTTTTGGAGTAAAATTTAAATCTGAATGGAGTAAGATTTCTTTATTCACAAGAATATTATTTTATGAGTTACTTTCTATGAATATGCATGCTGAATGTTCTTCTCTTTTAGGTGTTGATTTCACTTTAATAGACCCAGAAAAATTGAGATATTCGTCTCTAAGTTATTTAAAAGACAAAATACTTTATGATAAACTAGTATATTGTGGAATCAATCCCGAAACTTTACCATCACTAGGAACATACTATGGAAATGATAAACTTTATCATGGTATTGATACATATAGAAATAGATTACTTGATACTAGACAAGTAACATATTCTTTCATAAGTCCGTCCGAACGCACCCCTGATGTTGATGTTCTTTCATTTCAATTTCTTAGTTCTCGAAATTTACAACAATTAATGATGTGCCCTGACCCCTCTACAGGAAAATCTGCTTTTTACGATTTACTTCAACAAGATGCATTACAACCAAGAGCATATGAACTTTTACTTAAACGATTAACAGATAAATTTAGTATTTTAACTAAAAAATGTGATGATGATGTAAAAAAAGAATTGTTAGCTCTTGGTCATGGTGGAAGAACTAAAAAAGATTTTAGAATGACATATAAACTTCAACAACTTAATGGGATAGTTACTGAATTTGTTTCACGCATATTACAAGTATCACCAGAACGTGATGGTGAACTTATACACGGATTTATTGCTCAAGATAGTACGTGTTTTGAAGGAGAAAAAGTTGATAGAGATAAATTTGAAGTGTTGTTAGAACAAGATCCTGATCAATGCAAGTATTGGATTTATCATTTATTAGAAATGATTATGTCTTATCATAGTTTAAGTATAGTGCGTGTTGATCTAAGAGATGTATGTGTAGAAAATATTAAGAAATATTCTAAACTATTATTTTTATTAAAACATTATTTACCTATGGTTCCTGATGTAGTTCAAGATGCTATTATTCAAGCTAGGCAACAAGCTGCTGGTATACAAGAAGCTTCACGACAAGCTGCTACCATAGAAGAAGCTTCACGACAAGCTGCTATGCAACAAGCGGCTATGGAAGCTTCACGACAAGCTGCTGCCCCTGCTTTTAGTGCAAAAGGAACAAAAACAGCAAAACAACCAGAATCAACAAAATCAACAAAACCAGGGGCAATAAACAGACCACAAGCTTCTCAAGGAGCTGCTGCTGATGCTGCTGATGCTGCTGCTGCTGCTCTTTCTTCTTTTTCTGGACAACCACAACCAATAAAACCCAAAGGCAAAGGTAAAGGCCCCAAAGGCCCCAAAGACCAAGGCGGTGGTTTACCTAAAGCATCCGTAACAAAACCAAAAACAAAACCAAAACCAAAAACAAGGAATAATAATAGATATTCTAAAAATGCAAGGACACGTAAAAATAAACAAAAACATAAGCGTAAACAACATC